CTTAGGGTTAGCACCCGCACCCTTAACACCCTGCTGACCAAACCTAATTGTCTTTGTCGTATCCCCGACTTTGGCAACAACCACATGAGACTTAGTCTTGTGATTAGGGGTGCGTTTAGGCTGATTATACTTTGTCAATCCTAATCTTTTTAATTTTGGATCAATCATTAAACTCGCCTGCCTTTATCCTCTGCAAAAACGCAATAAACTCTTCTTCGCTCAAATCTGCCTTTACAGCACAATTCGCAGTAGCCACAATCATCGCAATCATTATGTCCTGCCAACTAAGATTGTTGGATACATGAACACCATTCGCCATAGTGCAAAATATCTCCAACGCATAACCAAAGTCTTCTTCCTTCTCAGGGCTTACATAAGTCACTTTTTCGCCCCTATCAGGAAACTTAACTACGTTATCCAAACACTGTTCGGTCTTAGGGGTTTCCGACTGTTCCATTTACTCATCGCTCCACTTGCAATTGATCCATTTTCCGCAAACGTCAAAACAAAGGCATCAGCTACGTCAGGCGACCTCTGACCCCTGCGTTTCATCTCATCCTTGCTCTCAATCTTTAATTTGCCAGTAGAAAGATATTTGTAACGAATACCCGTAATCTCCTGAATTAGATTATCATCATGCGGTATGTGAACATCTCTGCCCTCAAACCACTCACGACAATTCCAAAACAACTCATCCCTTAAACGGGTGAACTTGTCCTTTAACGAAGCACTCTCCGATACCGCTATCGATATCGCAGGCAATCCCAATTCCTTTAGCCTATCAGCAAGACCTGCACCTATCCCAATAGCATCAATATAAATGGCAGTAGGGCGGTCATTATACCTAACAGCCTCATACTCAGTCAGGATTATACCCGCCATTTCCATCAAATCTTTTTGCGACCATGTCTTAATCGGCTCTAATAGCTCCTGACCCCTTCTTTTCGCTAAGGCAGATCTATCATTGCCATATCTCGCAACATCCAATCCCCAAACAACGGGGGTCATAGGGGATGCCTCAACATCTCGCTTTGTTGCACTTTCCACTAAATGAAGTGGTAATAAAACATCGTCAGATTGGGTAGGGAACTCGCCTAAAACACGAACCTTATAAATATTGCTCTCTTCACCATATTTCGACTTCATATCCTCCAAAAACTTGTCAGATACATACTCGCCATCTTCACAAGAAACAGTCATGTTAAACCATCGATCTCGCATCGAATGGAAACTCTCATAGAAATATCCATCAGATCTTGTGGGGTTACCACACATGACAACCTTAGCACCCTCAGTCGATAAAGCACCTTCACCAACCTGAAAGACGACATCAGGGATACCCGAAGCCTCTTCGCAGATAAACAACATATTCTCGCTATGAAAGCCTTGCAGTGCCTCAGGGTTCTCACGTCTACTGGTTCTCGCAACACAGAAGCTGTCAGAAGCACCCTTTAATGAGATCTTGTCTGTCTTTACCTCTAACTGGTTCTTAAAGCCCTCAGGAAGCCTCCTATACCACTTGTCAACCTCAGACCACAATACATCGCTCAATTGGTGAGCAGTGTTAGCTGTGACCGCTATCTTGCAAGGATAATGGGTTAAGAGCCACCAAAGAATAAGCCATGACTGGAAGGCAGTTTTGCCAACACCATGACCCGACTTAATCGATATTTTATCATTATCTCGTATGCCTATTAAGGCTTCACGTTGCCACTTTTGGGGGGTGGCTTTAAGTATCGCTTCAACGAATAGAACTGGATCGTTGCGTAATTTTAGTAATGTTTCAGTTGTATTGCTCAAATGCCCGCCCCTTGCCCCTGCAAGATAAGGGGGATCTCGCAGTACCGAAATTGAGAGGGGTATATATATCTATCACCGCCCCCCTGCCTAAATCTGAGGGGGGGGTCAGATCAAATATCCCTACAAAAATGTAAAATAAATATTAAATGTGGCTAACAAAGTGGCTAACCTTAGCTGTAATCGTTGTATATCAACGAGTTTCGTCAGGTCAGTTATCTAACGACCTATTGAATTGTGTCTTTATCTTGAGCCTCTTTGCGTGTGCGTAATGTATTCGGTAGAGCGGTTTCCTCTCCCTCAACCACCTTACTTACCTCCTTCAAAGCATCCAAATAACTTGCCTCATGCTTCACTTCCATCCTATGCACATCACCAAACTTCTTCGGTGCTAACTTAGCTGACTGCCACTTCAACGCATCTATCGCCACTCTAGCCTGATTATAATCTATCTTACCTTCCAACATATCACTAACTGTCTCAGTAATCTTATCAGCATATACCTGACCTCTATTCTCCATAGCCAAAGCATACCGACTGGCAAATCCATTATCAGTATTCAGCTTCTCGGATACAGTTCTCCAACTCGGCATATCCTTATCATTATGACAAACATCCCTCGCAGATCTTCCTTCCCCAATCCTCTTGAGAAACTCAACCCATTCATCTTCACGATATTTTCTACTCATCTCATAACCAGTTTATTGTTGTTGTTGTTTTATTGTTTTTCTCCCACACAAACCATGCAAGAGCCATCATACCGCCATCGTAGCTTTCGCCATTTTTCATTAAAGATAATCTTTTAGAAAAAACATGAACTCTTGTTGGCGGATATTCTTTAAAAAACTCTTTTCTTTCCTGACCTTCCAAAAAAGTGAGTTTTAAAAGCATAGCAATCTTTTTGTCTGCTATCTTTTGTGTCTGCCTTACAAACTGCATTAACAGCCTGCCATAAGGCGGATTAGTAATTATATTATCTCTAGTTTGATATTCCATTAAGAAATCTATATTTGACTTCCCGTATCCTCTATCAACTAAATCACTACTTTCAACATCGTAACCATTTTTGATTAAAACTTTTGAAATATGTCCTTGTCCACAACAAGGCTCATAAATTTTGCCTTGAAATTTTTCTACGTCTAATAATTGCTGAGTAGCTTCAGGCGGTGTTGCATAAAAATCATCTTTTTGCCTATCACCCCTTAAATTAAACCCATTAATGAGCATCCCTGCTGTTAATGGTTTGTTCTCTTGAAAATCGAATTTCATAGATCACCAATAAAAAAACCTTACATCTCTGTAAGGCTAAACACTACATCTAGTGCCAATTAATTCAATCATATACAAGTTGTACCAAAGACAGAGCTTAAATGCAATACCTCTTTACATATATTCTAATATAATGCACTATATACCCAATAAGTAATTTAATATTGGAGAAACCTATGAAGTACTTTTTAACTTGTTTAGCCGAAATATCCTTCCTCGTAATGATGTTTGGAACTGCCTATCTAGCATTAGTGGTATTCAGCTAATGAAGAGAATATTCAACGTAGCTGAACTGCACTCATTCAAAAATTTTAATGAGATATTTATCAAACAAATTGAAGATGAGTTATCAAGACGTTCTGATAATCAACTAAGAGACAAGCTAAAATCATTTAAAGATGTTTCCGATGAAATCGATTATCAGCTACACAACCACCACCAAATCAGGAGAGTTTCTTAAAGGCATCCTCTAGATCATCTAAACTCAACCTTAAAATCTCCGCAGAGGCTTTTTCGTTTCTGCGGTTTTTTATTGCCCATTCCTTAGCCGAATAATTGTGAATAACAACATCCTGAACAATGCTAAAACTCCTCTTACCCATTCTTCTAGCTACCTTAATAAAATCCATCATAGCGACCTCAGATCGATCATAATCCCCACTTAGACTAATACCGCCCAACCTATCCGATAATGTCGCTGTAAGCCTCTGATTTCGCCCTGAAGCCATATACAAACCCAATAACCTCTGAGCAGTCTGATACTGATCATAACTAATTACACCCTTCTTAAAATAAGTATCAATCCATAGCTGATCAGTAACATACAACAACTTCTCACCCGCTCTCTTTGTCTCCTTCTCAACAACTTCATGCTTCTTGAGAAACTCAGGAGTAGGTAAAACTCTTTCCTCTTTTGGTACTCTCTTCTTTCTCATCGAATGTTATACTCATCCAAAATAGATTGCATCTTGCCCTCAAGCATTGCCTTCTCGCATCGCTCCCTCAGCTTGCCAAAATCAGTGCCTGCAAAACTCGGAGTATCTTTTTTCTTGTAAACCTGATCAATGACACTCTGAATATATCCCTTT